ACCTACTTCTACTTGCGTAAAAGAACCCAAAGCTAGTGTAGCTATTTTATCCATTCTAAATTGGAAGAGGTCAAAGAACTGTTGATTAGTCATTTAGTTATTTTTTAAATTTGTCTACTTTAGCTTGTATAGTTAATTTCTCTTCAGAATTCCTAGGATCTTTTAACCAAGTTAATGCTGCAGCTTGTGTATTTCCTATGATGTCTCCACCTGGAAGTGCGTAACCTGTTTTACCAGATTTAACAATAGCTTTTGCATCAATTGCATCTTCTATAAACAATTTAAGTTCATAGTTTTGATCTTCAGTAATATTCAAGAAACCATCTGTATCAGCTTCAATAATTCTATCTATTTCAGAGATTAAGAATTCTCTAGTTGCATTTGCTGAAGGTCTCTTACCATATACTCTTAAGAAGTCTTTCATTTTAGTTTCAGATACTTCTAGTTTACCAAAAGCTCTATAAGCTTCTTTTACTCTAGATGATTTCTTAACTCTTTCTTCAACTTCATAGTCTCTATCTACTATCATAAATTCATAAGTAGGTAAGTCAAATCTAGACTCTGGATTTGGAGCTATTTTCTTAACATTAGCTAAAAGCATTCTCCATTTCAAATTATCTAGTGTGTTATTTAAGTCTAGTGATATACCATTCTTATCTAACTTAACTACAAATCTACTCCAAAATTCATTATTTTTATCATAGAAAGATAATGCACCTTCTTGTAATTCCATCTCTTTTTCAAAGAACCTTTGCTCTTCTTTATTCAAGAAGTGCTTTAGTTGACCAGTGTTTTTATCCATTGGTACACAAAATCCTTTAAAAGTACCTGTGTACATGAATTCTCCATCATGGCCTTTGCCTAGCCAACTATTATTTCTAATAATTGGCTTGACATCAACCTTTTTATTTAAGAGAATAGAACTTTTCATTTCAAATCCAACTTCACTCATAATCTTCTTTTATTGTTTTATTAATTAATTATTATCCAATGTTTGGGATAAATCTAGCTAATCTCATTGGGTTATGAACTTTAACACCCATGATAGAGCCTTTCATTACTTTGTAACCATCTACAGTAGATGCAGTAAGACCTGGAGTTAAACCACCTTGAGCAGAGAATGGATCTCTTAAACCTGGTAAGTAACGGAACATATCTGCTTCACCTTTAACAACTACTTTTTGGATGTTATCAACACCTGATTGAGTACCAAAATCCATGATTAAATATTCTCTAGATTTTACAGTACCACCTTCTGGATGCATTGCTTTTTCCCTAGTGATATCATCAAAATGAGGTATTTTAATCAAGGTAATTTCAATACCATTTAGGAAACCGTAAGACTTAAATTGTCCTCCTAATCTTAGGTTATCACCAGTTCCAGTAATCCTGTTACCAGCATTGTTGTAAGAGAAGTTAGCACCTTTAGCATCTACAGCTTTGTGGAATTGTACAAAACCATATTCACCTGTACCTAGTACAAATTTACGGGAATCTTCAGGTAATTTACCAACTGACAATGACATTAATACTTCAAATAAATAATCTAAAGAGAAAGTATTGTAGTAGTATACGTTAGCTGGAGCAACTTGTGCCATTAAACCAGCACCTTGTCTGATCTCATATCCAGATTCACCTTTATTCAAGTAAGTACCTTGAGAAGTTTTATTTGGTTGTCCGTACATAGCTAATAAAGCTTTTTCTCTACGGAATTCTTTCATAAAATCCCAATCTAATTTTTTAATCCAAGTAGTTTGAGTTTTACCTGCAGCATCTTTGAAAGCAAAAGCCAATGGTCTGTTAACACCTTTTTTAATCATGTTACCTGGTACTTCATATTCCTTACGGATAAAAGAACAAGTATTTTGCATTTTGAAAGGAGATGTATGATAAACAGTTCCACCTCTTTTAGAAAGAGTTTGTTCTACTAGAGAATACTCTTTAGAGAATCTTTTTCCAGCAGCAAGTTCTTCAATTGGAATAAACAAGTTAACATCACCAGTTACTAATTCTACTTCAAAATCCCAGTTAGTACCATTTGGTTCTGGATCTTTAGTAACACGTAAAAAGTAAGTTTCTGTTTCTTCACCAACAATTACGTCAGAGGCTTCAAAAGCTCTTTCAGCAAAAGTTAAAGTAAATCTAGTTACAGCAATACCTGGTTTAGATCCAGTGTAGGTAGCAGATACTAAAGGGTAATTTTTGTTTTCAGCACCTTGTAACCACCATTCAAAAGGAAGATCATCATCAATTTCTAAAGTAGAAAATTGATCCATGAAAGACAATAAGTCTTCACCTAGGTTTACTTTGTAAATTTGTTCAATTAAGTTTGACACTACAATAGGTTGTGTAGCGTACATAGCTCCTAAGTGATTATCTGTAACTAGGCCAGAAAAATCCTTAGGTTCAAACATCTGTAATTCTGATATTAGCATTTTAGGGTTTGTTTTTTAGTTATTTACTGTATTTATTTTTTATTGCACTCAATAAGTCAGCAGAACTTTTAGAAGCTGGGATAGATGCTTTTCCAGAACCACTGAATTTATTATCATTTGATTTAATCAATTTCTCTAATTCTTTAACACTACTAGTCTTTGCAGTACTAATTACTTTATCCCATTTACCTTCAAATATCCCTAGTGAAGCTAAATAGTGTAATGTCATTTCAAATTTAATAGGATCTTTTGCTCTAATCTCCATTACCTTATTAACTGGATTACCTTCTGTATCTCTGCCAGTAGGCTGTGTCATAGAACTATATATTTCTTTTCTTACTTTATCATTAAGTTTAATACCTGGAACAATCTCTTCAGTTTTGCTAATAGTTGTTTCTACAGTATTAAGTAATTCTTTTGTTCTTTGCTCAGCTACTTTTCTTTCTTGTTCTTGTTGTTTCTTAATATAAGCTTCTTCTTTTTTAAGAAGATCTTTTATTTCACCAAGAGCATCTTTAGCTTCACTAAATAATTCATCTGTATCTTCATAAGTCTCAATCAACTTATTGATTTTGTTTTCTTTAAGACCAGTTGATTCCAGATATTGTCTTACTATTTCTTTTTGTAAGTTAGTATCTTCTTCTAATTTACTGTCAGTAATATTGTTAAAAGAGATCTCTCTTGACTTAGTAGATATTAACTGATCTAAAGGAACACCTTCTTCATAGTTATCTATTAATTCTTTAAGAATATTAGGTAAAGATTCTTTATAAGATTCAATACCATAACCAATTTCTCTGTCTACTGCAGTAACTAAACCATCAATAGTACCATCAAAATCTTTAAACAATTCTTCTGAGAATACACCTTTTTCTACTAATGTAGAACCAAATGCTTTAAATAATTCTCCAGAACTATCTGCATCAACAGTTTCTTCTGTGTCTACGGAATCCTCTGTAGTATCATCACTATCAGTGATATTACTAGTTGTAGTTTTTGTAGTCTCATCTTCATTAGATATTGTACCCAAGGCAGAAATGTCTATTAAATTACCAGCAACTTCTTCTTTTCCTTCTTCTGAAGTACTAGTGTTAGTTGTAGTACCTTCTGTATTGGATAAGTCTATAAGCGCATCATTATTAGTTCCCAACGCTGTTATGTCTAACCCCTCAAATATTGATTCTTTACTCATAATAATTTATTGTTTACAAATTTATGTATTAATAAAACAAATATACAAAACTTTTTAATCTTTAGTTAAAACTCAGTATAGCTAAAGTTTACTTTTTGTCATATTTACTTTTATTCTCTTTAGCTATTTTAAGTGCATTATCTGCTTTATATTTTTCAGAGTCTGCTTTCATCTTAGCTATTTCTTTTTGTGTTGCTAATTTTTCTTTTTCTAAATTAGATTTAGTTTGTATTTCTTTATCTTTAAGTATTCTATCTAGGTTACCAGACAATTCACTGGAAGCATGTTTTCTTTCTTCCATTGCTTGTCCTGCAATTTCCATTGGGTCAGGAATACCATTGTTATTTTGATCTAGATTTTGTTGACGTGAATAAACTTGCATTTCAGCAACTCTTATTCTTGTTTCATTATCAGCATCTATTTTATATCTAGTCATTTCTCTCTCAGCTTCATTTTCTGCAGACTGCATTTTTTGTGTTTCTATTTGTGTTTGTCTATCTGCTTCTGCATTTTGCTGAGCAAGTTTTTGTTTATCTTGTTCTGCTTTTTCTATCTTACGTCTTATAGAACTTAAGCTAGTAGTAGTATAGATATCCATTAACTGACTAAAATTAATCTTATCATTTTGTATACCTGCATGTGCTAACTGTTTAAGTGCTTCATATAGTTGTCTATCATTAGCTGAGTTAGTTGTCATTATACCATACTCTGCTTCACAAAACTGGTCTGGATCTAACTGGTAAGTTACAATAGTCATATCATCTAAAATATGTTGCATCTTTTTAGCTTTACCTGTACTAATACAATATTTAGCTGTATCAAGTAAAGTATCCATTACACGTAACTTAGTTCTTTCATGTAAATAAAACCAAGGCTCTGTAATCTGAGCAGAGTTCATTATAGCTTGTTGTGTAGTACCTAAACCTGCAGATTGAGCAATATCTCCTTCTCTTTGTCTAGATATACCTGTAATCTCTCCTATTTCATTTTTAATAAAGTCAAGCATATTAATATGTTGTTGGATTGATTGTCCTACTTCCATATTAAGTACTCTTCCTGTAGTATTAAAGTTACCTGCTAGTTTACCAGTAGCGGCACCTTTTTTAGCTTCTTTAAAAGAATCTACAATAGCCCAACCATGTACTTCAGCATAATGCATCCATTTATCTATTTCCCAACCATCAGGTACTTTAGCTAAATCTAATTCACCAATAACACC